CGCTTTCCAAACTCTTCTACATTGCCTTTTACTGCTGTTAGTTCCTCTTTAGCGGATGCAATGTCTTTCTTTAGTGATGCCACTGTGTCATTTAGTGACTTTACTGTTGCCACCAAGTCTCCAAGTGCTGAAGCAACTGTATTTTGAACTTCATCAATAGATTCTTGTACTGTATCTACAGCCTTTGCTAGGTCAGCGTTATCGCTTTCCTCAGCAGGAGTGGCGGCATCTTCTGCTGGAGCATCTTCTGTTTTTACTTCTTCAGCAGGTGCTGCTTCTTCAGCAGGTGCTGCTTCTTCAGCAGGTGCTGCTTCTTCAGCAGGTGCTGCTTCTTCAACAGGTGCTGATTCTGCATCTACAGATTCGCCCTCAGACTTTACAATGTTTTCTTCTGTTGCTACAACTTCATCAGTTTTTGCAACTTCAACATTTTCATTTGCCATAATATTCCCCTCCTTATTAGGATTGTCAGCCTTGGTTAATTCCTCACCAAGTCTAATTTTCTGTGAAGCAATTAAACTTTTGATCACAGAATGCTTTTCTGAATCATTGGATTCAACGAACCCAACATTTGTCATACCCTTGTCGCAAGATGGGCATGAGGAAGATTCATCTTGAGAAAGCCTAATGAGTGAATCTGATTCACACCAATAGACATTTTCAAGATCTACCTTACTAATCATACCATCAAGTTTATTCTTTCCATCAACTTTTTCAATAGATACTATATTTGCATATTGATTTGCAGGATTATCTACTAATGATAATTCGTGTAAGTCATAGTCCTTAATAACACGAATAGACTTGTCCATTTCGGCATCATAGACTTGTTCAGAATCTTTAATAGACCCGCCAATAGAAAAACCAGTAAGAGTGCCATCAATAACCTTTTCCCAAGTGTCTTGAGCACCTTTTGATATATATGCATTTACAAATACCCCATTATAAGACTTATCTTCTTTTGGATTATAAAATTTTTCTGCTTTAAAAGATACCATTCTACCAACAGCGATTGGCATATGCATCTCACGAATGTTACCTTTAAAATTTTCAAAGGCTTTAACACTTACATCAGTTGGGACAATATCTGATTGCTTGTCCAAATTGTCAAGGGTTGCAAACCCAGAAACCATACGTTTCTCTTTATCAACTTTTGCAATTGGCATTGATAGTGTGAGACTATCTTTTTCTGAGTGCCAAAATGCTTTATGTAAATTAGTCATGCTACCTCTATTATAATAAGTGTTTATAGGTACTTTTAGAATTTATAACAATTATTCTTGTCTTCTACCCTCGCCCTGTGCATTTCTGCCAGTCGTGGTTGAAGGAGAATCAGAACTGTTATCTGTTCTTTGTCTGTCTCTATTTCTAGCATCCATTGCTTGTGCTGTTTGTTCTGCTCTTGCTTGAGCACCCAGCACTATAGGATCTGAGCCTCCAGGTCTTACTGGGTAGCCCATTCTTTCACGCACCTCGTTAGGAACGAGTACTTGCATGCGTAAATATCTTTCATCTATTTGACTTTGAGTTTGCTCATCAGTCAAGGTCAACTCGTTAAACTTAAGTATTAAAATATCGGTCTTTTCTCTAATAATCTTATTTATTGTTTTTTCTAGGTTTCTTTGTGCTGGCCTTGCTACCTGCTCTTTAAAGGTTCTATCGGCGACTAGGGCAGAAGCAATAGAAACGCCAGCACCTCCGCCAACCTTTGAATATGGAACTTGATGTGCCATCAAGATATCATCACGATTAGATCTGCGATATCTTTCAAAAGATCCATCTTGAATTCCATTCTCAATAGGTTCTAGTTTAAAATCTACTTTATTGTCTGGACCATCACCTGGTAGTGGGATATAAAGTGTTCTATGATTTTGTCCACGTAGTCCTGCTTGCATAAATCTAAAAAATTTATCTTCAGCATCTGAACTTAGTTTGGCACCCTTTACCACAGCAATATATCTAGGAACTGCTTTGTTCTCAAAATAGTCAACATTGTATTTTCCTGCAAGTTCGTTACCAACCATAGATGTTGCTGCAGATACAGTGTCTGGAATACCATAATATGAATTTTTTGGTGAATACTTTTTAATATGTATTAATTCATTTGGTCTTGAATCAGTAGTAACTGGATTTTGATTTGTGCCTTGAAAATTTCTAAAATAAACAACTTTTTGATTTACTATTTGAATATAGCCATCACGCATGCGGCGAACACGAATTGTAGTAGAAGGAATATGTCCAATATACCCTATATCTCCATTTACCTTTCTACCAATTTCTATATAACCATTTCCAGTTGACTCAACATCTGTATATACCTTTTCTAATACATGAGTAAATGTGTCTTCATCATTTAATGACTCTAACCACTCTGTCATTTGTGCTTTTGATCTTTGTATTTTTCTTTGTGCTCTCATTAAAGAGTCTTCGTTAGGTGCCTCTTCTAATCTAGCCATTGTAGAATCTGTAATTTCAAAACTATAACCTAGTCCAACTGTATTTGATACTTTTGCGTTAATGGCTGCATGGTTGGCATATGAGTTTTCATAAAAAAATGCTAATTCATCTAGATTATATGGAGGAATAACAACATCAAACAAGCCATAGGCTGTAACCATATCTTGCTCTGGAAACAATTGTTTTGATTTTGCATCATCTACTCCCATAAACGCTTTATTTATAGTTCTTGCTAATCTTCTTTTAAAATTATGACTTAATCCATCGTAAGATTTTACTAGTTCGGCACCAGTATTAAAAGTGTCTAACTTTTCTCTTTTTTCTATAGAGGATGGGTTATCAATTCTTGCTTTAGCCATGTCTTCGTTATTTTCCATGTTTTCTCATTCCTTGTTGGGCAAGCATCCATGCTCCAATATCTGTTTCGCTAGGAATTAATCCTTCTTTCATTCTATCTATTTGATTTTGATGTTCTTCATCTGAAACTCTATTAACGCCAGCCATAAACTGAACTTTTCCTGCTGGGGCACCGTAATGCTCTGCAGCCTTTCTTATCTTAGACATCTTCTCAAGATCATAAGGTCTTCCTGGAATATTCATTATATTCCCATTGCCATCTCCGTAGGGTTTGTTATCGAAGTCACACATCCAAACATAAATACCCCAGTCTGACTGTTTTTCTATTACTGTTATCTTTGGCTTACCATTATTTTTAAGTTTTTTCTGATTCATGTCAACAAGTATACCATATTATACTGGTTTGACAATAACTGTATCCCAAATTACATCAGAAATTAAATCTACACCCTCAGAATTTATAAATACAACACTACTATCGTCAGAAACTAGTATAGAGTTACCAATAAATGATCCATTTATGCTTTGTCCATCAATTGTATAACTTAAAGAAACAACTGCTGAATATACCTTATCCCAAGAATCAACCGTCCAATCTTCCCAATCATAGTTAATTATATTTGTATAACTTTCTCCCACTACTTCTAGGGACCTTACCTCTTGCCAAGTTCTTGCCTCAATTCTTTGAGACAAAATATCTTTTGACTTTTGATATATAGCAATATTGTTATATATAAATCCTTCATATAATTCTAATTGGCCAGATACCCCGTTTAAAATAACGTCTTCTCCAAATGAAATTATCAAAGATGTCCAGATTAATGGATTTAACACTGGGTTTTTAACCAGGTTTCCATTTTGATAAAAATTTATTTCTGAGGCTTCTAATCCTGTTTCTGCATCAAATGCTTTTACCAAACCTCGTTGCCCATTATCCATTCCTATTACAACAATATTATAAATTCTATCAATACCATTTATTTTTGCCAAACTAGTGAAATCATTAAATAAAGTATCTTTGTTGTACATGGTCCACATCTGTATACCTGCTGGAGAATAGTCTAAAATATTTTCTTTATTTATAGGAATTGAAAATGCTCTAACAGAATTAGAGTTGTATGGCAAAAGCGTTATTCCAGAATCTCCAGTTAGATATAAATATGGGGTTGAATCTTTATATATTGCAAAAGGATTTTTATCTTTATATGAATAGGTGTTGTCATATCTTGATATTGGATAAACCTTGTTTCCGTTCTTAGTATTTATTTCTAGAAAACTTTTTTCATTTGTAGATAAAGAAGAAAAAGACATTCTTTTAATTTGAAGAGGTTTATAGTTTACCCCATTTACAGTTAATTCTAAATGAACAGTTATGTAATAATCTTTAAAATCTACAAGTTCTTTAGGAGGGAATATAATAGTTCCATCAACTACCTCAAATTTTGTTATTAAAATATCATCTGTATTGTCAAAATCTAATACTCTATCTGGTCCAATATTAACTGTATTGGAGTATCTTGAATAATTAGTTTTACCCACCTCTTCAAAATCTTGAAGAGTAATGTATGTTTTTACTTTTACATCATCATTATAAGAAGATACATAAGATGGATTTACTACAATTGGAGATGGGTATTCAATATTAAACTGTATCATGTCTAGATCATAATATTTGCTACCACCTTTGTCTGTTATCAATTTACCAAAGTAAGATAGCGGCAAAGAATCTTCCCAGTATCCAGAAGAGCATACATCTAGGTATAAAGAGTTTGCTGTAGTAATAGGCTTTAGTGTATAGTTTCCAGTATACTCATAATCTGAATTTGTAACCTGGCCAAGAGCAAATCCTAAAAATTCAAATTTAGATGACATATCTTTTGTTGTAAAAAAAGAATTATTGAAAGTAATGCCAAAAAATTTACCTAAGAAAGTATTTCCATCTTTTCCTAATAAACTCATAGAAATTGATTGTGGGTTAGCAAAAAAATCATTTATTCTTCTACCGTAATTTTGGTTTATACTATCAAGATTTATACCAGCAGCAAATTCGCTGTTTTCAACAACTGGCAAAACCTTGAGTACATCATCATTATATTTATATTTTAATCCTTCATTATCTAAAGTTATTGTAAAAACATTAGAATTAAAACTGTTATAAAAATGCATTAATGTTTGAGGAGTTGCTGTTAAGGTTGAGGGTGCTTTAAATATTCCATATATAGAAGAAACTTTTTCAAATATAGGATTTATTGAATCAAACTCTATAGATCCATCAATATTGTCGTAAGCAACGTTTGGTCTTATTTTAATAAACGGATAATTTTCGTCTTGAATAAGAAAGTTATCGTCATATATATTTGTATCTTTAATTTCTCTAATACCTAGCCAGGAGTACGGCAGCCAGTCTACCCATTCTTGTAATGCCGATTCATCCCATGTTCTAGCATTTATAGATAAAGTAAAAATTCCTAACTCTCCAGTAAATTTAAATTCTGGAACAGAGTATTCTTGAAATCCTAAATATCTTGTATTTGCATTAAGGTTATTGAAATATCCACTAGTCCAACTATTCATATCTGGATAGTTTATTGTTGAAGTATAGTTTGCAAATGCAAAATCAAAAACAAAAGAATCTCCACCTAAACCATTAGTTATGCTTTCAACTTGAGGAACTGCTTGACCGTATATAAATCTTTTTTTAGCAACTTGATCTGGAACTATATATGGATAAATTGCTAGACAATCTACTTGAAATGGATAAATGTCTTCGTTTCCAAAAAATCCTATCCAATCAAATATTTTAGGGGGTAGTTCTATTTGTGATATATCTATATTCATAGAAATCACTTCGTCACCATTAATTAAAACAGAAACTAGACTTGAACTATATCTTATATCAACCAACATTGGCCTATACCATTTTCCTATAAAATAAGATTTAGAATATTTTCCAACTTGAATTGTTATAAATTCTTCATCTACATATAATCCATCATTAGAAGATAATGGGCCAAATATTTTTATTGCACTATTAGTAATAGGATTTATTCTTAACCAAAATTCTGCAGTTAAATTTGCATATTCTCCATTTTTATTTAAAAACCCTTTGCCTGGGAAAACTATAGATGGCATATTATTAGTAACTGGACTATAAATATCTGTTATATTTGTTGCTCCGTATACCATAGGAAAATCTTGATTAGTTGAAAGAATTTTATTATTATCTACTATTACGTAGCCATTATCTTCATCTCTAAACCCATAGGCGTCTACTGGAATAACTTTATAAGAAGTATCTGGTAATAAATTAATTAAATCCACATTTGTCAAAGTTGTTGGTATTGATCCATCACTATCTCTAGTATATACTTCTGACCATTGACCAACTGATATAGAGTTAATCATAGTATCAACGTTTTCTGTTCCACTTTCTAAATATTTAATTTCTATAAAAGGAAGTATTGTGTTTGCCCCTAAAGGTATTGTTGATAGATGTTCTAGAGTAAGCCAATTTCCAACTCCTGATGAGTTGTACCTAGTAACGCTTCTTGTTCCGTCTGAATATTCAAAGCCTAAATCATAATAATCAATTAATGAGGAATATTCATAAATAAATGCTGAAATATTAATAGTCTTCTTTGTTTGATCTAATTCAGAGTAATTTATAGAAGCAGAGGTTATTTTAGCAAAGTTAACACTAGCACTTGGTGTTTTTCTAAATACCCCCATATTGTTCTCTGGTAATGGAGTTTCTATTGGAATAGTATATGACTCTAAAAATAAACCACTAGAGTTGTAGACAATCCAATTATCAATATTTATATATGTAGAATTTAAGGCAGAAATATAGTATATTTCATCATCTAGATTCCATAGGGCTAGTGGGTGCTCTGCAAAAACCTTGGCAGCATAAGTATTAGAAATTTTATGAGACATATTAACCTCTAATCTATTTTAGCATGTTGCTACTTAGTAATATCTACTATTTCGCATACTCCTGCTACACAAGACAATTCTTGAGACCCAGTAGTTCCATCTTCTTTTTCATACATTGAAAGTATTTCCCATTGAATATCTGATGGGGACTTCTTTACCCATTCCTCATACTCATCTTTAGAAATTTCTTGATATGGGGCTTGCTTATAAGTATGCTCACTCGCTGGTAAGAAAGATACACC